TGTGTGCGTCGGCGCAACGGTACCGGTCTTACCTGCGCGGGTGCATTCATAATAGTTGGTTGAGTATCGGATCTGATCACCGAGAACAACGTCTCTATCTGTTTCCCACTTCGCAATTTCACCGGTGTTCAACTGCTCGATAAAGAACAGTGTCCCTACCTGTTCAGCAGTGAATATGGCGCTCGTTGACGTGAGTGTGACAGTGCCTGTTTCTCCTGAGGTAGCGACTGTTACTGCCTCGTCAATGTTGCCATCCTGAAATGGGCCATCGTTGGTGCTGACCAGCGCGGTGCGCCAGTCTTCATTGCCATACCGTCGAATTTCCATCGGCGGATAATTGACATGGCAGATAGTCATCACATCAGCGGACTGCGTGAACTTCAGCATGAACAGATCGGCTTCGGCGTAAGGTGTGGTCACCTCCACCGGCTGGCCTGTGCTTGGCCCTGATGTATAGAGAATCGGAGCGCCATTAGCCCAGACGCGCATATAGCCTGCGCCAAATTCCAGCGCAAAGGTCTGGCTCACTGAGAACTGGAACGGGATTAACCGGCATTTCTGTGAAGAGTTTTTTGCCTCACCAAGGAAGCGGAATCCGGCACGGTTATCTACGCCACCAAACTGGCGCACCATGAAGTTACGGCAACGGCGCAGCGAGCTGGCATAACGCTCAAGGTCAACGCGGCCGTAAAGGTTTGGGGAGATTTCACCACCGGCAAATGATGCCTGCATTGCGCTAACGGCCATTATGACAACCTCGCTATGGTGAACTCCGATTCTGGAACCAGTGGTTCCTGCGATTCATTATTGGAATGCGCCACTCCTGCCAGCACCATCGCGTTGTACATCTGCAGTGCTTTATTGCCAAGGTCACCAGAGGCGGCCAGTGGCATGGCAAATTCAGCGGCCAGCTTCCAACTCAGAGCGTCGGCGAATTGTGCGTCAAACATGTTCGGGTCTGTGATCTTGCCAACGTAACGCAGTTGGGCTTCAGGCTGGTTGGTGTAGATTATTTTCCCGGTGCCTGCTGCATCTGATCCCACCTCGTATGTCACCCGCATACCCGGTGCCGGATAACGGATGCCAGGCGTCATGATTTCTGTAATGCGCATGCAGTCTGTCGGATAGCGGTATGCAAATTGCCAGTCGGTTGACGGCGTATCCAGATCGGCAAGGGCGACACGTTTGGAAGCGAAGTTCCAGTCGAAATCACTCAGCACGGTATCGCGTGAGGACTCATAAAATACGTTGGCAACATCGGCCTGCTTACTCTGCTCGCTCAGGCTGTTGATGGTTCGTGAGCTGCCGATACGCATCAGCGCGATATTGCAGATCTGGATAACTGAGGCCATTACGCATCACTCCCGTACAGCGTGTCAGCGGCAGTCTTCTGTGGCTCTGCTGTGCCATCCATCAGACCGATGTCGGTGATCTGCATTTCGACGCTACTGTATGAGTCTTCACCATCTTCACGCATGCTGGTAGATAACACTTTCACCTTGCCGGCCAACATCATTTCAGACCCGACCTTAGGCAGCGCAATACCCAATTTCTTCAGGGTTTCATCGTTGAGAGTGATGCGCAGGCCCCAAGGATAATCGTCACGCTCTACCGTCTTGCCTTCTTCATTCTGAAAGCTATCTGTACCCTGTTTGAGATTGACCATCTGCGGTTGTTTCATGTCGATGCTCCGGAGAGTAAAGGGGCTTTCGCCCCTTCAGGAAGTGACTGTTAAACGCCTAACTCAGCGCGTTTTTCAGCAATTTTGGTCTTCATGGTTTCAGCCTTCATGACCGGGTGCGGCGCAGCGTTGAATAACGCTTGGTATTCATCACGCAGAGCAGCCAGATCGATATCAGCCTGATTAGGGTTTCCACCTTCCGGCGCTGGCTCCAGTGGTTTATCACCTTCCGGCGCTGGCTCGACATAGTTCTTGTCAGCCTTCTTCTTCGCTTCTTTCGCCGCGTCGTTGATCGGCTCCAGCGCGCTGCCTGGCTTGCCGTCGTATTCAACTTCATCACCTTCAAACAAGAGCTGTTTGTGGATGTATGAAGTAGCCAGCACTTTGTAACGTGCAACTTCTGACATGTTGCCCCCTGTTATTTAACGGTGAAGCCAGACGCGTAGAACGTATTCGCATCGACATCGAGGTTAATACCGGCGGTAAACGCACCAGCAGTCAGTGGACCAGTTGCCACCACGTAGTTAACGCGCAGGTATTTCAGAACGCCCGCAGGAACTTTGGCGGACAGAATGCGTTTACCGGCCACCAATGCCGCCAGCGCCAGAGAACCACTGTCATACAGTGTCACCCAGGTAGCGTTGTCAGTGCTGGTCTGCAACTGAACGTTAAGGGTCGCAGCACCGGCGGCAGTTGCCGTGGTGTTGACGTTGACCCAGAATTCCAGTGGCTCACCCACGCCAATATCGCGGCGCGTACCTTTCAGCGGACTCAGGTCAATCACATCGGTTGAAGCAGCTGTAGCGGTAACCGCCTGCGCTTCGGAGAACATCAACAGTTTGTCGAGGATCATCTTTCTTTCTCCAATGAGTGGGCTACGTCAGCAGCCCATCAGTTAAGGTCAGCGGTTAAACAACGCGTGCTTCAGTTTCCAGAAGCGCATCGGTTTCGCGGATCGGCACGTTACGGAACGTAGTCCAGAACTCGCCTTCGGTTTCTTTCACAGACAGAGCCAGAGAGGCTTTGCTCAGCGATTGAATGTCCAGGTATTCGTTCAGGGTGCGGTTCATGTAAAACACAGGCTTACCCATGCCACGGTTCGGGATGCGGTGCAGCGCTTTGATCATCAGCTTGACGATATCAACCGGAGTGGTTGCATCCAGATCGCTGATGTCGATGTTTGCGATGCGCACGACATAACGCCAGTCACGCAGGCATAAACCGTTATCCCACTTGTAGTGAGAGCGGTACCCTTCGTACTTACCGCCGTTTGCATCGAACAGGGTCTGCTGGCCTTTATCTTCATGGCTCAGACCTGCTTTCTGCCCTTTCGGGAAGATACCGTGCACAGTATTTTCGCCCCACACCACAAGCCAGATGGATGCGTTATCAGTGCCGGTACCGCCAGCATCAATAATGTTCTGCGCATTACCAGCTGACAGGCTGGAATAACGAGAAGAAAGGCCCATAAACTGCTGTGGGTTAACACTGGTATCGCCATAGAAAAGCGTGGTTGCCATTGATTGGTTCATGGCTTCGAGGAATGCACGGTCTTCTGAAAGACGGAATTCACCGGTGTTACCATTCAGATCAGCCAGAGACTTATCAACTTCTGAATAGGCTTCCAGCATGCCGCATGCATCAGTGATCTGGACGGTGGTTGATTTACTTGGCTGTACGCCATAGTTCAGCAAACGCCAGGTGGCATTTGGCAAACCAGAACGCACAGTTGTACGGTGTCCGGTTGGCAAATTGCCTTCGACAAATGGCATGTCTTGCAACACGGCATTCGTCTGAGAGAGCAACTCAGTGATTTTGTCGATCTTGCCTTGTGGGTCTAGACGTTTACCCCAGTCGGCCAGCGTAAGCGCTGTGGTGCTTTTAACAGCCATATGTCAATTCCTCAGTTTTTTCCGTACAGAACATCGGCCGCACTACGCTGGCCACCAGTGTTTGGCATGATCATGGAGTCTTCACTCATGGCCTTGCCGACTTTCACGAAACAACGCACCAGATCGGGATGATTCCCCAGACCAGTGGTTTCCAAATATTCACGCAGACCGGCAGGAGCGAAGGTGTCCAGCGCCTTCTGTGCCAGCCCGACATTGGCAACGAACGCATCACCGCCGATCTCTTTGTCGGTCTTGACTTCGTTAGCCCAGGCTTCGGTTTGCTTTGCCCAGTTTTCCTGCTGGCGCGCTTCAATCTTCGGCAGAATGTCTTTGCCGTAGATGTCCACCAGCTTTTGTGCCTGCTCGTTGTTCAGGCCAAGCTCACGGGCGACAGGTTCCAGAGCAGCCGTCATTTCGGCATCCAGCTCTTGGCCTTCAACCGGTGACTTGAATTCGTACTTTTCAGGCACCTTGTCAGCTTTGTCTTTGGCTTC